TGGATGCTTGCGGTCGGCCCGCTGCCGAAAGGCATGGATGCGCAAGCCAAGCGCGCCCGCAAGAACGCGATCAAGGACGCCATGGCGCGGCGATACCCGCACCTGCGCGTTACCCTGGCGACGGCTGACGCGCTGGGGATACTGACATGGGCAACTGAGGGGAGAGCGAATCCTGCTGCTGCCGGTTCAGTGTCGTATCCTTGCGCCCAATGCGGCAAGACGATAACCGCACCGGACCAAGCCCGCGCCGTCTGTTGGGATTATTGCTCCGATACATGCTTCAAAGCGGCGTACGCCACGGAGAAGACACCATGACCGGCCCCTGCGACTGCGGCGCCGATGACTGCGCTAGGTGCTACCCCGGCTGCCGTGACCGCGTGCGTTGCCAGCGGTGCGGCACGGAGTCGGTGCGCTTCCAAGCCGAGATGGACGGCTGGCAGACGGACGGCGCGCGGTGGACTTGCGCGGAGTGCATAAGTGAAAGGAATGGCCATGTTAGCCTATGATGATTTTCTTGACCGTAAAACGCAGGTCGGCGCCGATCACGGCTTTGAGCCGCTATGGATGCCTGGCAAGCTGTTTCCGTTTCAGGTTGCGCTTGTCGAATGGGCATGCCGCAAGGGGCGCGCGGCCGTATTCGCAGATTGTGGATTGGGTAAGACGTTCATTCAATTAACCTGGGCCGAAAACGTCGCCCGCAAGACTGGCGGGCGCGTCCTGATTTTGACCCCGCTTGCGGTCAGCTTCCAGACCGTCCGCGAGGGCGAAAAGATCGGCGTCGAAGTGGCGCACCGGCGCGACGGCTTGCACAGCGGCGACCGGATTGTCGTAACGAATTACGAACGCTTGCACCATTTCAACGCCGACGATTTCGCCGCCGTTGTCTGCGATGAAAGCAGCATCTTGAAGCACTATACCGGGGCAACCCAAAAGACGGTAACGCGCTTCCTCAATAAAATCCCTTATCGTCTACTCTGCACAGCCACCGCCGCCCCTAATGACTATGTAGAACTAGGGACTAGCAGTGAGGCGCTGGGTGAGCTAACTAACAGCGAAATGTTGACCCGCTTCTTTCGCTATCGCGACGACAAGGGGCAAAAACAAGACGCGCGCGATCAAGTCTTTGCGGAAAAGGCCGAACAGTTTTACGGCAAGCTGTCGTTTCGCGTAGCGCAGAGCATCGGGCAATGGCGCCTGAAAAATCATGCCGTCAAACACTTCTGGCGCTGGGTTGCATCCTGGGCGCGGGCATGTCGCATGCCGTCCGATCTGGGATTTGACGATGCCGGATTTATCCTACCGCCGCTCAACGAGAGGCAACACATCATCATTCCCAACACGCCGCCCGATGGATATTTGTTCACCATACCGGCTTTCGGGCTGGCAGAGGAACGCGACGAACGCAAGCGCACCATAGAGCAGCGGTGCGAGTTTGTGGCAAGCCTGGCCAATCATAAGAAGCCGGTCGTGGTGTGGTGTCACGCCAACGCCGAGGGGGACATGCTGGAAGATATGATCCCCGACGCGCGCCAGATTGCGGGATGCACACCAGACGAAGAGAAGGAAGAAATCTATCGTTGTTTTGCGGACGGCAACTTGCGCGCCCTGGTCATCAAACCCAAAATAGGAGCATGGGGCTTAAACTGGCAGCATTGCGCCAACGTGATAACCTTTGCATCGCACAGTTATGAGCAATACTACCAGAGCGTCCGCCGCTGCTGGCGGTTCGGGCAGACTAACCCTGTCACGGTGGATATTATCGCCACCGAGGGAGAGCGCCGCGTCATGGAAAACATGCAGCGCAAGGCCGAACAGGCGCGGCGCATGTTTGACTCGATCACACGAGAGATGAGAAACCCAGAGACGATCAAGATAGAAAACGAGTATACCAAGAAAGAGCAGGTTCCGTCATGGCTGTAAAGGATATGGAAATTAACGAGCGGTACGCCTTGTATTGTGGAGATTGTGTCGAAACGATGGGGGCGCTCCCATCTGGAAGTGTTGACCTGTCGGTGTATTCGCCGCCGTTCGCTGGCTTGTACCAGTACAGCAGCGACCCGCGCGACATGAGCAACGCGATAGATAAGGATGAGTTTTTCCAGCATTACGGCTTTTGTGTGCGGGAGATTGCGCGCCTTACCAAGCCGGGCCGGATTAGCGCGGTTCATTGCATGGATATTCCATTGTCAAACGCCGGTTGCGATGCGATGTACGATCTGCCGGGGAAGATTATTGCGCTTCATGAGGCTAGCGGCTGGCAGTATGGAGGCCGACGTGTGATTTGGAAAGACCCGCTTATGGTGCGTAACCGCACAATGATGAAGAGCCTTCACCATAAGACGCTCTGCGAAGATTCGACGCGATGCTCCATTGCGAACGGCGATTATCTGTTGATGTTCCGGCGCACCGGGGAAAACGCTGTACCGGTGATACACGATACGGGGATGTTAAGCTATGCCGGCGAAAACGTAATGCCTGACCGGTTGACATGTCAAAAGGGCATGAAGGGCGATCAAAAGCAAAACGAGTTCAGTCAATGGATATGGCGGCAGTACGCCTCTTGTGTCTGGATGGACATTCGCATTGACCGCGTGTTGAACTGTGCGGAAAGCCGCGACCCCGAAGACGAACGCCACGTCCACCCCTTGCAACTCGACGTCATCGAGCGCGCCTGCGTGCTGTGGAGCAACCCCGGCGAGGTGGTGCTGACCCCGTTCATGGGCGTAGGCTCGGAAGTCTATGGCGCCGTCCTGAACGGCAGGCGGGCAATCGGCATTGAACTCAAACCGTCGTACTACCGGCAAGCCGTCCGCAACCTGGCCAGCATCGACACAGCCGCCGAGCAGCGGCAGCTACTTTGACCGGACAGACGAAAGGGACAGCAAATGAAGGCAACGGGAGTATATCGGGCAAGCATCAAAAACAGGCTGCTACAGGCCAGAAGACAGACCAGCGAGGCGCGCATGGCGTATTACTCGCTTGGCGACAAGCAGACGCCATACGCCCGCGAGCTGGGCGAACTGCTGGCGCTGTATGGGGCCTGCGAGACGATATGGCAGCAGGCTGTCGATATGGTTGACAAGTGGGAGGCGGCATTATGAGCAAACAAGACACACACGGCAGCGACTGTCTCCTGCGCCTCGGCTTTGTGGCCTGCGTGGCCGCGATCTGCTGGGCGCTATTCTGCTGGGCGGCAGACGACGAAGCCACCTATAGGGCCGCTGAGACGCCTTGCCAGCCCATCGCCGGGCCGGACTATCGGGCGCCGTGCCAACTGTGCGGGCGGCGGATTGTGTGGGTGCCTATGCCGTGCGAGTGCGTGTGGCCGCCGGTGCCGATGGACGCGACGAACTGGGCGGGGGTGCGGCAATGAAGCGCAAGGCAAATAGGTGCACCCACGAGTATGCCGCCGACGGTGGCCCATGCCTGAAGTGTGGCGTGCAAGGTGGGTTGTTGCGCCGACCCGCTTTGCCGGCCGGTGATGGACGCGGCAATCAAGCGGGAGAGGGAGGAAGGCCCGGTAATGACCAACATCGTCCTATTCGCATTGGCGATCTGCCTGCGCGTCGAGTCACAGGGCTACACGGCGGCCAACGTGCCGGACGGCGACGGGGGCCGGGCGGTGGGCGTGTACCAGCAATGGCCGATTGCGGTTGATGAGGCCAACCGGATAGCGGGCCGCAAGCTGTGGAGCTATGACGACCGGCGCAACCCGCAGTTGGCGCGGGCTATGGCGCTGGTGACGTTCGAGCATCACTACAGGCGCGGGGACACCGACGTGGTGCGGCTTACGGCGCGACACCATAGGCCATATGGGGAGCTTGACGCGGGGTATGTCGCGAAGGTGGAGAGGGCGTACCGTGAACTACTACAACGATAACGACCCCAAGGCGTGCGCGTGGTTGCGCGAGTTGATTGCGGCGGGGGAACTGCCGGCGGGGGATGTGGACGAAAGGAGTATTCTTGATGTCAAGGCGGAAGATTTGTGCGGATACCGGCATTGTCACTTTTTTGCCGGGGTTGGATTTTGGAGCCTCGCCCTGCAATGGGCGGGACTCGGTGACGCCAAAGGAATCTGGACCGGGAGTTGCCCATGCCAACCGTTCAGCTGCGCCGGCGCAGGTAAAGGAACGGCAGACGAGCGGCACTTGTGGCCCGTGTTCCGAGACCTCATTCGCGCTTGCCGACCCCGAGTTGTGTTCGGCGAGCAAGTGGCCAGTGCCGCAGTTGTCGGAAAGGTTGGGAAGCGTGCTGCAAAGCCGGTTGTCCCGGTTTGGCTCGATGGAGTACGGGCAGACGTGGAAGCTGCGGGTTACGCCTTCGGGGCTGCGGTACTGGGCGCACACAGCGTTGGGGCGCCGCACATCCGGCAGCGGGTGTACTGGGCCGCTGAACAGGCACCCGACCCCGAACCTATCAGACGACAACAACAGCCGGGTTTCGGACCCACAGGAATACAGCAAGCGCCGACTAGGCAGACCAAACGCCTGTTCGCAGTTAGCGGACATGGAGCAGGCGCTTGCCGGCCATCCTACGCCACAACATCACGATACACAGGAACAGGGCAGGGGGCGACCGTTGACGGCATCGGGGCGCATTCTGTGTCACAACGGGAAGGATGCGAGTTTAAATCTTCCTGGCATGGCAACGCTCGCCGGCCGCCCGACACCGCGTGCGGCGGACTGCGAGCAGACGGGAGCGCACTGGGGCAACCCGGACACGCTGCCGAGTTGCAGCAAGCTGGCGGGACATCCGACGTGCACAACGCGGGATCACAAGGACGGGACGGCGGACAGTTGCGCAAACGTTCCGACGAACGGACTGCTGGGGCGGGAGTGCCATGGAGCGAATACCGCGTCCACCGCTACCTCGACGGCAAAGACCGCAGGATACCGTCTGAACCCTGGCTTTTCCCTCTGGCTGATGATCGGCATCCCTGGCATCGTGGCCGCGTGGGCCTCCTGCGGGGCGCGGGCAACGCAATCGTGCCGGCGCTCGCGGCGGAGTTCGTAGGTGCGTGGCTTGATTTGCGGTCTGCCGCGTCGGCGGGCCGGGGCGAAACAAGGGGAGATGGATAAATGAACAGGGAAATCTACAAGTTTTGTGC